GGAGCGTTTGCAACACGTCTGTCTGGCTGGAAATTTCATACGACGGGTCGCCTGGACTCGTCGTAATCGCATCCATGACTTGCGGGCGTCGAGAACCATAAAGCAAGTTGTACACTTGCGTGTACCCCATGTTCAGGTTTTCGATAATGCGAACAATTTCAGGACGTGAACGAGAGTTAATAGCCGCATCCGCCGCCGGATTCTGGTCTACCCGTGCAAAAACACTGTTGACCATTTCACCAAGCGTTGTAACGCCCATCGCTACACCTCATCTAGGGGGTCGGAGGCAGGCTTGCCTTTGCCTTTGCCTTTGGGTTCTTCAGAAATTTCTTTAGGTGCCTCTCCGTTATTTAACTCGGCCAAAATCTGCTTAACCAGTGGCTTTAACTGTTCATCAGTCACTTGCAAAGTAACGTTGATGGGGGCGTACGGGTCTGCAAGCTGCTTTTGTGCAAATAGCCCTACCGGGTTTACCACGACTACCGGCACTTGTACCGGATTGCCGTCTATCTGCAACAGTGCGTTGCGGTTAGCCGACTGTACTTTAGGCAACCCCGCCAAAGGGTTCATCTGAAGACGGTCATGCAGCGCCTTGGCTGCGGCTTCTTCTTCAGGCGACTCAAAAGTAATTTCAACCGCCGCTTGGTTGATTAGCCAGTAGCCATCTTCTACCGCCAACTCCGTAGGCCGTCCAATGCTAAGCACTAAACGACTGCCGAACGGGGAGGTAAATTCATTGTGTGGCGTAAGACAATTTACAAACATGGTGAAGGGGAATCTCCTGTTTAGGGGGGATTCCCCCACTATCCAATAACAATCAGGTTTAGGTCACTGCCGAGAACCACAAGCAAGCCTCTGGCCCGTTCATGACTTCAAGCGTCATTTCAGACAAGAGCATCACTTTGTCGTTGTCGCCGGTTTTACCCAACGCTTCTTCATAGTACGAACGCCCTGGCGCCGCAATCAATTTAACCCGACTACGGTCGAATGCGCATACGTGGCCGTTAGGGATATGCAACGTGCGGAATAAACGCAACGGAGTGCCCGCATAATCATAGGTGTTATAGTCACGCATGATGATGCCCTCACTGTTGTCCATGCCGCCGCCCGTCACCAGTGCCGTTTTAAGCGCGGTCAGCTTGGAGTACAGGTTAGGGGGAACAGCCAACGTCAAATTGTTGGGGTCTGCACCATTGTCGATCAAGGGCGTAATAACGCTACTTTCGATAAACGCCGCATCCAGAGTAACCGCGCCAGTGTTAGTGGTCGCAAAACTCTGAATACCGCCCATAGTCCGGTCAGCATTGTTAGTAGACCCAGAACGCACGCCAAGATAGACGGCCTTGGCAATCTGGTCAGTGAGCTGCCAATCTTTTTCCATAAGCTGTTTGGCCATTGTATTGTCGCCATCCAACCCAGTAAAAGCCTGCATTGACCCAGACAAGCTCAAATCCTCGCGGAAAGTTTGAGTCATGTTGTACTCGGTCGTACCGCCCTGGAAGAAGTTTTTGGAAAAATCCGCATTCTCCAAGTAGTAATTCATGACCATGACCGTTGCGCTTGCACTGTGCGAGGCAGCGGTCGTACCTTTATAACCACGGGTTACGGTTAAACTATCCGTGCCTTCGCCCGCCGTTACCAGCATCAACTCGAAGTCAATTTTGATAGTACATACAAACCCAGCGCCAACGTTGCTGTTCAGAATATTCAGCCCCGCGCCGGTGCCAGTGGCTAACGGGATAGTGGTTACCGCGTTATCAATGCCGGATTGCAATGACGAACGATGGTTTTTAATCTTTTTATTACCCCACTCGTGCCGAGCCGACTTGGGTTTAATGCTCAAGTCAATAATTTGCTGCAAGATGGGGTCAGGATTTTTTCCGCCTTGATACAGGCGAGACATGACGTTTCGTAAATCCTGTGGATTTACTGTTTGGCTCCAAGTGCTCATTTAGGTCTAAACCTCCGAACTAGCGCGGAGACCGTAAAGCCCTTGCCCGCGCACGATAATAATCTTCCGCAGTATCCTGTCCACCCTGGAATTGCCCAAGATGATTTCGATACTGTGGTTGTACTGGCTGCGGTTCAGGAGGCAGTGGCGCAACCGTAGGTGTCGCAGTCGCGGTTTGAGTATTTGCAGGAGCCAAAGCCAAATACTCGGACGCCGCAAGTTTAGCGATACCTACAGCTATTCTAGCATACTCTTTTTTATTTTTGGAGGGGTCTTTGAGAATTTCCTCCGGCATGAACGTAGGGGCAAGCTCATTAAAGCGCCTATCCGCATACTCCCTAGCTTTAACGTCCTGTGCCAGTTGCGGGAACACGTCCACAAATTGCTCTGCTAGCTCTCGCTGCATCTGTTGTTCCTGGTACGACTGAGCCACTGGCTTAACTTCGCCTAACTGGGCTTCCAGTTTTTGCTGCATTTCATACAAATTGCTCAAGAGCCCCGCCACCGCTGGCGCGATTGTCGCGTGTATGAACTGCTCAAGCACAGGGGTAAAATCCTGATTTTGCGCCCCTAGCTCCTCAAGCGCTTCTTTGCCCAAAATCGTTTCAAGCGTTACCTGGGGCCGCGTCGTTAAGAACTGTGCCGCCTCCTGCTGTAATCCTTCACGAAGTTGCTCTAAAGGAACTGGTGTTTCTGCCGCTGGTACGTCCGTCTTGTCCGTTACTGGTGCGGCTTGTTCACCCGCAGCGGCCTGTAAAACTGCCAATAGCCTCCCAGGGTCATTTTTAAACATCTCGTACAGCTGTTCTTTGGGGTCAGGCGTCTTGGGCGCTTCTGGCTCATTCGGTTTGACAGGGGCAATGACTGGCGCATCACCTAGCGGGGCCTGCTCATTTGGTCGTGTGCCCTGCTCAGCAATTTTTATGAGGCTCTGGCGGCGTTCTTCCAGTACTTGCTGTAACGTGGGAGAAACTTGAGGCCGAGTATCGGGGGGTTCTATTGTGGCGGGGGTCTCTACCACGGCCACGGTAGGCACGGGTGCCGTTTCTTGCGCTGGCGCTATCACTTCAGTTGTCATCTGGAAACCTCAATCGGGGGGCAATACGGAGGCATGATTAAAGTCGTTCTGGCTATGGCCAGGCCTTGCTCTACCAAAGCATTCGCTTTAAAAACCTCAACATCTTCTACTTTTGTGAACATGCCATACGAACGCGCCTGACCCACGGCGAGCCGTTCAAGCATTAGCTTGGTAATTGGATGCTCAAGCCAATCTGCGTGCTCACTATTCTTGTATCTCTGCTGCTCTGGTGTCAGCTTTTTCATCCAGCTCATCCTTTCCATTCAGCACTTTCAACGCTTCGACTTGCGTTTTCTGGGCTTCCGCCAAAGTGCGCTCAGTCTCTGCTTTAATCTTGTCTATTGCCGCCTGTTCCTTGTCTGCCGCCAAAGCCATTTGTATGCCCTGTAAAGCCTCTTGTTTTTGCTGCTGGTCAGCTTGACTAGCTGCTGCCTGTTCGAGGGCCTTGGTGACGTTACTGACGGGCGCTAAAGTGTCCTGCAAATCTAACCCTGTTAAATACTTACGCAGCAAAGCATCAAAATCCACATGCGCCATGATTCGGTCAGCCAGTTGCGGCGACTGTGCTCCCAACTGAGATAACGTACCTACTGCACGCTCGACGTTATTCACCTGGTCTACTCTTTGCAGCGCATCCTCAAATGTATTGAGTGAAAGCGTCAAGGCCTCGATTGGTGGCACTTTCTGCCCAGAAGACAGCCACGCTTCGCAGTCAAGACAAATTGCGCTCGCCTGAGTCAAAAAAGGTAATTTTTCAATTGGAACCCCCGCACCTAGTAACGCCAACTCTTGCATCACCTTGCTACGAATCATGTTGTAAACACGAACCGTTAGCGGGCGCAGCGCATTGGCGTTAATTGACGCCGCGTACTTGCGAAGCCGCACATCCGCCCCGTTCGCCTCAAGCCTTTTGGCCGTGGCAGACACATGACGGTCATTCGTGTCGCTTACCCCCGATAGAAAATTAGGAATCCCCACCGCGCTCTCAAACTGATACATGAGCCTAGAGAGCGATTCCTCAACTTGTGGTAACGACCGCTGTTGCCCATCAAGCGGCATCAAGTGACGGGGATGGGTAGACGATACCGGTACAAGCTCGCCCGGAGCCAGGGCCCCTCCATCCGCATTAAAATACGTATCATTTGGGTCATAGCCCATTGGCGGCTTAACCGTGGATTTAATATTGTCTATGGCCAGGTTATGAATCGTGACCGCCGCAAGCTCAAGCTCAAGCGCCTTATTACAAATACCGATGCCCACGCGCACCGGGCCGACGTTCTCGATATAGTGCTCCATCAAACAGGCATAGATTGCGGACTCTGGCGCACTGTCGTCTTGTGCAGGAAGCTCGCGCGACGTAAACCGAATAAGGTGCTTGTGGTCTACCACCGTCGCCCGTGATCGTGACTGGGAAAC